GCAGGAGGGAGGTATAGACGTGGCTAGTGGACTTAAAAAATGGTTCGGACAAAAATGGGTAAACATTGGAGCCAAGAAAAAGAATGGAAAATATCCTAGATGTGGAAGACCTAAAGCTAAGCTAACAGGTAAAGGATATCCTAAATGTGTACCAGCCGCAAAAGCTGCCAGAATGAGTAAAAGTCAGATCAGATCGGCAGTTAGCCGCAAAAGGTCTAAGAAGCAGGGAGTAGGTGGTAAACCTACAAATGTAAGAACTGCTGGAAGGAGGAAAGGCCGTGGCCGTTAGAAAGAAAAGAACTGTCAGACGAAAAAAGGACTCAAGATTGAAAAGAGTGGGCGTAGCAGGATATAATAAACCAAAGCGTACGCCCAATCACCGCACAAAGTCCCATGTAGTTGTAGCAAAAGTTGGAAAACGAGTTAAGACTATACGATTTGGGCAACAAGGGGTGTCAGGAGCAGGAAAATCTCCAAAATCAGCGGCACAAAGGAAACGAAGAGCTTCATTCAAAGCTCGTCACGCCAAGAATATAGCTAAAGGCAAAATGTCAGCGGCTTATTGGGCAAATAGAGTAAAATGGTAAACAAAATTAAAGAAACAGCTTTAAAAGTTTGGAACATGGTAAACGGTAAAGACAAAAACCTAGATGGTAAAGTCGATATTCATGACGCAATGTTAGAAGCTAAACAAAAAGCAAAGAAAAAACAGGAGAAGTAAATGAACTACAGATTATACGCAGCCGAAGCTGCCTGTGGTACTAGTGTCGGAGCAGCCTCTACTTTTGCAGATGCAACTGAAGTAAGACTATTTAATAATAGCAATGCTAATCAGTTAGTAACTGTAGCAAATGCAGCCGATGTAACATTGGGTACAATGACATTAGCAGATGGAGAAGTAACATTCCTCATGAAAGACCCAACTGACCAAATATTTGCCGCAGCAGCGACAGTATTAGGCACACCAGTTAAGTACAGCTAATGGTAGACGGTTGGCTAAAAGATGTTGCCGAAACAGCAGCAGTAACTATTGACACTTTAGATAAAAAATCTCAAGAAAGAGGTACAGTTACTTATGCCGACGAAAGAGTACAAAGCTTGTGCATGGGGTACTTATATCTATTGAATTTATGCGATACTTATGAACTACTAGAAAGGCGTGATTTAGAAACGCTTACGGATTTAATTAAAAAACATACGACAATTCACTAAATGTTAGATATAAGCAGAACAGATGTACTAAGTACAAATATTATGGAGTTTGATGTAGCCGATAGGTTTATTAAACTACCTATAATAGAATACATGAACTTATTAGGTATTACACCTAACAGTTCACAGATGGCATTAATCAATGCTGTCAACAGCCCAAAATATAGATTCGTGTGTGCCGCCCTCTCAAGGCGTCAGGGAAAAACGTATATCACAAATGTTATCGGACAGCTTGTGTCTCTCGTGCCAGGCTCCAACATATTAATTATGTCACCGAACTACTCTTTATCTCAAATTTCTTTTGACTTACAAAGAAACTTAATAAAACATTTCGATTTGGAAGTTACAAAGGATAATGCAAAAGATAAAGTAATAGAACTATCTAATGGTTCTACTATAAGAATGGGTTCAGTAAATCAGGTAGACTCTACGGTGGGTAGATCTTATGATTTAATCATCTTTGACGAAGCCGCACTAGCAGATGGAAAAGATGCTTTTAATGTAGCCTTAAGACCTACACTAGACAAAGAAAACAGCAAAGCGGTATTTATTTCAACTCCAAGGGGACGAAACAACTGGTTTGCTGAGTTCTGGAATAGAGGTTTTAGTAATGAATTCCAAGACTGGTGTTCTATAAAAGCTACTTACCATGAAAATCCTAGAATCAGCGATAATGATATACACGAAGCTAAAAAAGCTATGTCCTCTGCTGAATTTGCACAGGAATATATGGCTGATTTTAATACTTATGAAGGACAAGTATGGAGTTTCAACTTTGAAACACAGGTAGGAGATTTCGAACAGCTAGATACTAGAAAAATGGACGTATTTGCAGGACTTGACGTAGGCTACAAAGATCCTACAGCTTTCTGCGTAATAGCATATGATTGGGACGAGCAAAAATATTACCTCATAGATGAGTATATGGACGCTGAAAGAACCACTGAACAGCATGCTAGTGAAATCTATAGAATGGTACAGAAGTATAGCATTGACTATATTTACATAGATTCTGCAGCTCAACAAACAAGATACGATTTTGCACAAAATTATGATATATCTACTATTAACGCAAAGAAATCAGTTCTAGATGGAATAGGACAAGTAGCTGGTATAATTGACAATGACACATTGTTTATTGACCAAAGATGTTCCAACTCTCTATCAGCAGTAGACCAATATCAGTGGGACCCCAACCCTAATTTATTAAAAGAAAAACCAAAACACAATATGGCAAGTCACATGTCAGATGCGCTTAGATATGCGCTTTATACTTTTGAGACATCTGCCAATACATTTTAATTTAACAACCTACCAAAAAATTATTCTTGACAAAAAGGTGAAATTTTGGTATAATTTTCAGTAATAGGAATTTATGGATTTAAAAAGAGATTTAGTCAAGTACGTACGGGACAAAGCCAAATCAGGTTATCAAAAAGAGCCCCAGTGCTATATTTGTGGCGAGACAGAAAACTTAGAGTTTCACCACTACTACGGAATGACTGAGTTACTATACACTTGGATGAAGGTTAACAAAATTACGATTACCTCAGCCGATGAAATAATGAATCTTCGAGAACAGTTTATAGAGGAACACCTCACTGAAGTATATGACGAAGCAGCAACGCTATGTAAAACCCATCACATGAGATTGCACAGTATATATGGAAAGAGACCAAAATTAGCAACAGCAATGAAACAAAAACGATGGGTGGAGATACAGAGAGATAAATATGGCATGGTATGACAGATTTTTAGGCATAGATAGAGAGGAGAAGTTAAATCCTGCTCAGACATTTATTGGTCTAGAAGAAGGACTAGCAATAGATACTCGTGAGAAGAAAGATAATTATCGCTCAGCTTACGAAGAACTAGAAGTAGTCAATAGAGCCGTCAACATGATTGTTGATGATAGCGCTGATATACCCTTTGACGTTGGAGAAAAAATATTAGGTATAACTCCAATAGTTCAAAATGTTCGTAGAACTAAAGTAGATTTGCTCTTAAATAAAGAGCCAAACCCGTTTCAGGATATTAATAGTTTTAAAAGAAATTTAATTATTGATTTGCTGATAGATGGTAACATCTTCATATACTTTGATGGTGCCCATCTCTATCATTTACCTGCACAAAACGTTACCATAGAGGCTGATACTCAGACCTATGTGAGCAAGTATGTATATGATGGTCACATAGACTACACTCCTAAAGAAATTATACATATTAAAGAAAACTCATTTCATTCAATCTATAGGGGTGTACCTAGACTAAAAGCAGCTTACAGAACTATGTATCTGTTAGATAGCATGAGAAAGTTTCAAGATAACTTTTTCTTGAATGGAGCAGTACCAGGATTAGTACTAAAGAGCCCTAACACTCTTTCTGATAGAATAAAAGAAAGAATGTTACAAGCGTGGTCTACTAGATATAATCCAAAAAATGGTGGCAAAAGACCACTAATACTAGATGGAGGATTAGAAGTAGATAGTTTAACTAAAGTAAACTTTAAGGAACTAGACTTCCAACCCTCAATAGCAGCAAATGAAAAAGTAATATTAGAAGCTATGGGTGTACCTCCAATCCTTATGGATGGTGGTAATAATGCAAATATTAGACCTAATCATAGGTTATATTATTTAGAAACTATACTACCTATAGTTAGAAAATTGAACTACTCTTTAGAAAGATACTTTGGATTTAAACTTACAGAAGATGTACATGGAGTACCAGCTTTACAACCAGAGTTAAGAGACCAGGCAGCATATTACTCAACATTAGTTAATACAGGTATTATGACACCAAACGAAGTAAGGGAAGCTATGAACATGGAACCACTAGATGGACATAATGATTTAAGAGTCCCAGCAAATATAGCGGGTAGTGCAACTAACCCCGAGGAGGGTGGAAGACCACCTGAAGAAACAGAGGAAGAAACAAATGAATAAACCAGCAATTTTAAAACA